CCAGAACTATTTAGGAACTAAGCTTTTAGAAAAGCTGCAAGATTTAATACTTGCTGGCACTGTCGATCTACCAGCTAATGCAGCTTATAAAACATTACTGGAAACATACGTTAAACCCATGACAATATACTGGGCATTAGTTTGTTACATGCCATTTGCTGCTTATACAGTAGGAGCTAAAGGAGTATTTAAAGGACAGAGTGAGAATGCATTAACAGTAGATAAAGATGAGGTAGATTATTTAGTAGAAAAGTATAGAGATATAGCACAATTCTACACAAATAACTTTATAGATTTTATGATCTATAATCAAAATACTTATCCTGAATATACTGCTAATACAGAAGATGATACTTACCCAGATACAGCAAACTCAGATTTCGGTGGATGGGTTTTATAAGGTATAAACAAAAGAAAGAGAATATTTTAAAATTAATGAAATATTTGAAACACAAAAATGTAGAGATTAACGAACACGAAAAACAAAGAGATAAATGAGTATAACAGCGAACACATCAAATTGGGGATTAGGTCAAAGCTACGCATGGTGGGGAAATGCTACCACGACTTCAGAGTGGGGTTCTGTTTATTTAGTTTCCTATTTAATGTCAGACTTAAGAAGAAGAACTAGCACTTATGAGAATAACATAATGACTATTCAATTGTTAAACGATATAAACGAATGTAATGGGTAGTAATTTATTATATAAAGCCAGTATTGTAACCACTCCAACAGCTTATGGAGTAGGTGTGTTAAATTCTATAAAACCAGCTTACGCTTTAGGCGAAAATCTTGTAACTAATGGAGACTTTGCTACTGATTCAGATTGGACAAAGGGTACAGGTTGGACAATATCTGGAGGTAAAGCTAATTGTGATGGTAGTCAATCAAGTCAATCTAATTTATATCAAACAGGTATAGTGCCTATAAATAAGACTTATAAAGTTACATTTACTATTGTAGTTACTTCAGGTAATATGGTTTTAGCTATTGGCGGCTCAAATGCACAACCTACTGTATCATCATCAGGAACATATACATTTACTTCTAAGGCTGCATTTGGAGATTCTAATTTATACTTTTCTGCAAGTTCTGTTTTTGTAGGCTCAATAGACAACGTAAGCGTTAAAGAAATAACAGATGCAGACTTCGACTTTACAAGAACATCAAGTGCCACAAGAGTCAATCCAGATTACTTAATAGAAACAGTATCTATAAACTCTGCTAATTTAGTACAGAATGGAAACTTTAGTGAATTAGGAAGCCAGTTAGTAGTAAATGGAGATTTTGAAACAGACAGTAATTGGACTAAAGGCGCAGGTTGGTCAATATCAAATGGAAAAGCAGTATCTAATAGTTCTACTTCTTCAATATTTCAATCAACTGGAAGTAATTATACATCTGGAAAAACATATAAAATTGTATTTACAGTTTCTGATTATGTAAGTGGAAGCGTTAGACCAGAAATAACAAACATTGCTGGAAATAATGTTTCATCTAATGGTACTTTTACTCAATACATAGTAGCAACATCTTCTCCTATTGGCGAAGAATTAAAAGCAGTTAATTTTGTAGGCTCAATAGACAACGTATCAGTTAAGCAAGTAGACCCTAATAATAATTGGAGTTTAGCAACAGGATGGAGTATTAGTGGAGGTAAAGCAAACGCAAACACCACAGGCAATTTTGTAAATTTAACGCAAAACAATATTTTTGAAGTTGGTAAAACTTACATAACTAAATTTACAATTACTGCATATACTCAAGGCTCTATTAGATTAACACAAGCTGGTCTTGATGTATCAGGTTCTAAAAGTGCTTTAGGTACATATACAACAACTTATAAGGCAGTTAGCGTAGGTTCAGAAGATCAATTAATTATGCAAGGTCTTAATAGTTTCGTTGGCTCAATAACAGACATATCAATAATAGAAATACAAGAAAACGGAGTACCAAGATTAGATTATACTAATGGAACTGCAAGTATCTTACTTGAGCCACAGGGTACTAATTTATTGCCTTATTCTGAAGATTTTTCTAATTCAAGTTGGACTAAACAGAGGGCGACAGTATCTAGTAACACAACTACTTCTCCAGATGGAACTATAACAGCAGACACACTAATAGAATCAACAGATAACAATACGCATCAAATATATGATGACATTGTGTGTTCTTCAGGAGTGGCATATACCTTTAGCGTTTTTGCAAAGGCTAAAGAACGCTCATTTATATATGTTCGTGAATTTACTTCAGGGGCTGGAGCTTATTTTAATATTTCAACAGGAGTTTTGGGAACAGCAGATGTAGCAGTAGATTCTTATGGAATAGAGGACATGGGCAATGGATGGTATCGTTGTTGGATTGTTGTAACAAAGGGAGATACTAATTTTAGAGCATTTTTGATGCCTGCAATAGCAGACTTAACTAGTGTTTATCAAGGCGATGGAACAAGTGGTGTTTATATCTGGGGAGCTCAATTAGAAGAACAATCCTTTGCTACATCATACATACCAACATCAGGCTCAACAGTTACAAGAGCAACAGAAACCTTAAACAATGCTGGTAATAGCGACTTAATAAATTCAACAGAGGGAGTTCTATATGCGGAAATAGCTGCTTTGTCTGATGACTTAACATATAGATTGTTAGCTATTGAAGACTCTTCTGATGCTAATAATACTTTTATTTATTTAGGGTATAAAGATTCCTCTAATACAATTAGAGCAAGATTAGAAGTAGGTGGTGTGGCTTCTGCTAATATGGAGTTTGTTTTACCAAATGAAACTCAATTTAACAAAATAGCTGTAAAATGGAAACAAAATGATTTTGCATTGTGGGTTGATGGCGTAGAGGTTGCAACAGATTCTTCTGGTTCTTCTTTTAACGCTAATATATTAGATAGATTAAGCTTTAATAGAAATTCTAATTTAGAGTTCTTCGGAAAATGCAAAACAGTAGCAGTATTTAAAGAAGCTTTATCAGATACAGAATTAGCTTGTTTAACAAGTACAAACAACAGAGAAATATTTTTAAATTATTATTATAGAATGCAGTATGTAGGAGCTAATACAGAAGCTCTTAACTGCGCAGAACAAACCTTTAACGTATAATTATGGCAACACCAAGTTTAGCAATGATACCATCTGCTTATGCAGATTCTAAAGTATATTCAGTACTACCTAATAATGGAGATGGAGACTTTACTTTTAATAGAGATAGCTCTGCGACAAGAGTAGGACAAAATGGACTAATACAAACAGTAGGTTTCTTTGGAAATGAGTTAGTAGTAAACGGAGATTTTGCTACTGATAGCGTTTGGGTAAAAAGTGGTTCAGGAATGACTATTAGTGGAGGTTTTGCTAATTTTACTTCAGGTCAAGATACTTTTGTTTTTCAGGACATAATGACCATAGGAAAGCAATATTATATGGTTTTAGAATATAATATAAGCTCTTTAACTGGTAGTGCTTATTTTGGCTCAAATATTGGTACAGGCAATGCTATAATTAATATGGCTGGTTTAACAGGTTCAGGAACTTTAAAAGGATATATAACTGCTTCTTCAGTAAGATTAATTATAAGGAGTTCAACGCTTACTGGTACTATTACTAACGTATCAGTAAAAGAAGTATTAGGCGACCAACCAAGACTAAACTACGATATATCAAATGGAGTAGTACAATCTTGCCCTTCGCTTTTGTTAGAACCAGCTTCTACTAATGTAATTCCTTATAGTGAAGATTTTAGTAATGCTGCTTGGAGTAAAACTAATCTTACAGTTACAGATAATCAAACAACATCTCCTGATGGTTCATTAAACGCATCAAAACTGACAGAAGACACATCTACTGGAGAACATAAGATATTTGATAGTCTTTCTATTACAAGTGGGGTAGATTATACTTTTAGTGTATTTGTTAAATCAAACGGAAGAAACTTCATACGATTAAGATTAGAAAATGCAGGAGTTGGTTCTGGTCAAATAAACGTATGGTTTGACGTATTAAACGGAACAGTTGGCACAGTTGGAGCAGGAACAGCTATAATAGAAAATTATGGTAACGGGTGGTACAGGTGTATTGCCACAGGAACAACAAGCGCAACATCTTATGTAGCTAAAATAAACCTCTCTGATGCAGATAACAATGTTTCTTATACAGGAGATGGAACTTCGGGTGTTTACCTATTTGGAGCAATGCTGGAAGAACAATCCTACGCTACATCATACATTCCTACTAATGGAAGCTCACAGACAAGAGCTGCAGAAACTTGTAATGGTGCTGGGAATGCTGCATTGTTTAATTCTACTGAAGGTGTTTTGTATTGGCAAGGTTCTGTTTCTGATGTTTCAAATACTTATATTTCTCTTTCAGATGGAACTAATACAAACAGGGTTTTTTTAGGTGTTTCAGGAGGTAATGTTTATTCTCAAGTAAGAATAGGTGCAGTAGTTGTTGCTGATATGTTTGCAGGTGTTGTTCTAGCTAATACTTACATTAAAGTCGCTATTAAATGGAAAGTGAATGATTTTGCTTTATGGTATAACGGAGTAGAGGTAGCAACAGATTTGAGTGGCGTTTCATTCGTAAATGACGTATTAACTATATCGGGTTTTAATAATGGGGCAATAGGTTCTTCCCCATTTACAGGCAAGGCAAAAGACGTAAGAGTCTATAACGAAGCACTAACAGATGCACAATTAACAACATTAACAACTTTATAATATGAAAATTTCTAAATACGAATTTGATTCTCAAGAACAAGCAGAAACAAAAATAGCTGCTTTACCACACGCAACAGATGAAGATGGTAATGACTATCCTACCCACAAACATACTATCGTAAAGCTTGGCTTTATAGTATTAGAGCAAGGGGAGTATGATGCAGAAGGTAAAGAAACTAAAGCACCAGTATTATCAGACAAATATTCTGTAGATGTACTATGGAAAGATTTAGAAGAAACTGATGAAGATGGTAATGTAACTATTGACCACCCACATGGATGGAAGTCTAAAGCTATTAGTTTAGATAATGAAGGTGTACACGGATTCTTTGGAGTTTTGTACCAAGATAATAAAATGTAATATGCCAATACCAAATCCTAAACTAACTGAAAAGCAAAGCGATTTTATGATCCGTTGCGTTCCTATGTTAACGCCTTATCACAAAAAAGACCAAGCTATAGCTATTTGTTATAATAAATTTAAAAATAAAACATGATACAAGACTATAAAATTTTATTAATAAATGCTGGTAGTTTTGGCATTTCACTTACAAATATTGATGTTATATTAAAAATATCTCTTTTACTTATTACGATTGGATATACTATACAAAAATGGTATTTAATGAATAAAAAAAATAATGACAAAGAACTTTAGTAAATCCGAATTTGATTGTAGTGATGGCTCAGATATGAATATTGCTATTTATCATAACATGGTTAAAGTCGCTAATCAATTAC